ACTATTGATATTTACGAATGGGTTACTTCTTCTTTGTTGCCCGAGTCATGGGATGCTCAAGCTGATACTCCTGCAGGAATTGCGTTAGGTATTAGCGGTACAAGTTTATATGGTAATAAAGTTTATAGTGTACGTCAACGATACAATAATATAACTAAAAAATTTACTAATGTTTATTATTTCTGGGTTAAGAATAGACAATTGACGCCGGCTATTACAGGCCGCCGTATTTCGGCGCTATCAGTTTCAAATTTGATATCGTCTCCAATTTCTGAAGGATACACCTATCTTTCATTGATTGGTGGAGATTCGTTTGCATTATCAAATTCTTACAAATATTTAGAAGGAAATAATACAGTATTGTCAGTAGAATACTGGACAATTGATAGCATACACAGAAATATCCATAGTCAATGGAAATTAATTAGCTCCGATAGTATTGTAGATTTACCTCATACTATTGAGCAAAAATGGATTGACAGTCTTTGCGGATCTGATATTGCCGGAAGAGTTGTTCCTGATACAGAATTACCTCCTAAACTACGTTACGGTATTGAAAATCGTCCACGTCAAAGTATGTTTGTAAATCGTATTGAAGCTTTAAAAGAATTTGTTGAACTAACTAATATTTCTTTGTTAAAGCATCAAATAACTAAGACACGTGATATTAGCAAACTAGAAGAGTATGATATTCATCCTACAATAATACACGGATTGTATGATAGCACACTGGACACTGAAGCAGAATTATCATACACAAATGCAAATTTATTCCAGAGACCAAGTTTATCTCCAATTATAGTAGACGGTAAAATTACTGGAATTATGATTATAAATTCAGGCAAGGGGTATTTAAATCCGCCATACATTCAGATATCTGGATCAGGTGAAGGCGCCATTGTAAGATCGGTAATTGATTCTTCTGGTAGAATTATATCAGCAACTGTAGAGTCTTCAGGCTATGGATACGATGATAACACAACTTGCTCTGTAAGGGATTACTGTGTATTAGTTCTTAGCGATATTTCAGCAAATGGTGTGTGGAGTATATATTCTTACGATCCTACATATATTGATAATACAACAAGATCAGTAGTTGGCATATGGTCCCGAACACAGACACAAAGTTACGATGTTAAAAATTATTGGACTTATGCCGACTGGTACGGATCATACACAGATACTTCTGGGAAAGTATTATTCACCGCTAGTCAGTATACCGCAGCGGATTTTAGTGTTGCAACCTATGCAGATTTAAATTCTATAGCAACAAAAATTGGTCAACTTGTTAAAGTATTAACTGTTAATACTGGTGGTTGGGAATTATTATACAAGTATGCTGATTCTTCTAGTATTGATTGGACACAAAGCTATAGTTTAGTTGGTATACAAAATGGTACATTGCAATTAAATTCTAACTTGTACGAAACTAGTTCAACTACTGTAGGCTATGATTCTGGTATATATGATAATACTGGATTTGATATTAAAGCATCGACTGAATTAAGAAGAATTTTAAATACTTTAAAAAATAATATTTTTATTAACGAGTTAAAGAGTTCTTATTTAGAATTATTTTTCAGCAGCATACATTATGCGCATAGTGAACAACTGTATCTTGATTGGATCTTTAAAACAAGTTTTGTTCGTGCCACACACAATGTAGGAGATCTAGGACAACCTGTTTATTATCCTGTGGATAATTTAAGTAATTTCCAAGATTATATTTCTGAAGTTAAACCTTATAAAACAAAAGTTCGAGAATATATTAGCAATTACACATCAACTGATATTTCTGAATCTGCTGTTACAGATTTTGACTTGCCTCCAGTATTTTCTAATAATGCATTAGTTCCAGTAGAAACTCAGGTAGCAAATGAAGTATTAAAATTTAATTCTTCAGTTATAAACACATATCCTTGGAAATTCTGGGCTGATACAGTCGGTTACTCTGTAACAGAACTAAAAATAGTCGACGGCGGATCCGGTTATGTTACTTTACCAGAAGTAGTAATATCTAGTAATAGTGGCGCCGGAGCAACAGCCAAAGCATTTTTTACTAACGGGGTAATTAATAGAATATTATTATTAACACAAGGTAGTGGCTATTTAACTGCTCCTGTTGTTAGTTTAGTGGGCGGCCTATCAACCGGCGGTGTAGCAGCTAGAGTTGTAGCTATTATCGGTGACGGATTAGCTAGAACTAATTCAGTAAAAATGAAATTTGATAGACTAACATATACAAATTACGTTAGTACATTAGATGTTACTGAAACATTTACTGGAACAGGTAGCAAACTACAATATTCTTTAAAATGGGCACCCGATGTACATGTTGGAAAGTCTTCAGTTTATATAGACAATAATATTGTTCTGCGAGAATTATATACTTTAAATATTGTTTCAAAAGTAGTAGACGGATATACCCAATACTCTGGTACAATAACTTTTGAAACAGCGCCTACAAAACTAGCATCTATTCTTGTAAATTACAAAAAAGATATATCGTTATTAAATGCTATAGATAGGATTGAATTTTTCTATGATCCAGCAACTGGCGAAATAGGCAAAGAGTTTAATCAACTAATGCTAGGCATCGATTACGGCGGAACAATTGTCGGTAATCTTGGATTCAACACTAGCAAAGGTTGGAACGATGTACCTTATGCTGTAAATGCATGGGATGTATTCGATCCAACCTTTAATGATTATATTATTACTGTTGGAGCAAATACACATAGTTTCAAACTACCTTACACTCCGAAGATAGGAACTGAAATTAATGTTTATTATTCTCAAAATTCAACAACAACAACTCCGTCGGACGGCGTGTCATTAAATTATAATTTTAATTTATTAGTTAACCAACCAGTAGTATCGGTTATTACTAATGTTTATTCAATAAGTTCAGTAGGTATAACTGCTTCTACAGCATTGGCAACTGTAAATGGAATTACTTCGCAATATGCAATATCTACTAATTTACAATCGGTTCTTACTTCAGTGTTTGGCGCCGTGGGACAAGGTGTAATTGAGTTTGATCATGTATCAAATATAGTAGTAGGACAATTTGTGTCTGGCGCAGGTGTAGCAACTAATACCAAAGTAACATATATTTCAAATAAATTTGTTACATTGTCTACAAATCTTTCAGAAAATGCATCGGGCAACTACAACTTTTTTACTTTAGGAACATCTTTAACCTTAACCAGCACTACAAATATTGATGCAGGGTTAAGTGTTATTGGTTTAGGATTTACAACGCAAACTGTAAGTAAAAAACTTAATTCTACTACAATTATATTATCAAGTCCTCCTGATTTAATTCCAAACGTTGGAGAAGTAATAGAATTTACTAATAATAGTGCGGGATCTAAAATTATAAAAGTATCTTCTGTTGCAAATTTAAAGATAGGAGATGGCTGTGATATATCTACACATCAACTTGGCGTATTTGGATACAACACAAAAATAGTTAGCATAGATGTTATAAACTCTTCAGTAACATTAAATCAAATATTATTTGTTAATCTAGCAAATAATACAAGTTTAACATTTACTAGAATATTATCTCAACCTGTTGACGCTATTACATATGCAAACGGAACAGCAACATTAACAGAGGTTGTTCCAGTAGGCAGTGATATTTGCATATATGGAAAAATAGACCCAATTAGAATAGATGATCCTGCCTTTGGAACAAGTCAGCAAGTTAATCCGGATGCTAAAATACCTTCAATAATTATTGGAACAACACAACAACCGTTATTAACGAGATATCCATTAGTAACTGGTTCCTTTGCATATGTCATAACACTTCCTTTAGATTTTACAGTAAACAAAGGAGATGAATTTATTTTCCGCCAAAGTACAAGTGACGGATCAATTATTCCTTCAGATTACGATAGTGATATTGTTGGTGGCGACATGGCTTATTCATCGGCGCAGGGATTACTGGCAGATGATATAGTTGTAGATGGTGACGGATTTACTACGCCAACATCAAGTCCAGCACCGGAAGAAGTTGTTCCAGGACAAGTTGTTGATACTTTATCAATTAAAGTTTTTGACAAACCAACTGCTGGCAATGCTAATATACAAGTTAGTAATTATGTTGCAACTGGTTCTCAGGCAACTTTTGAATTACCTAAGATTTTTAGTAATTCTCAATCTATTATAGTTAAACTTGACGGAGTAATACAAACAGTTACTACTGATTATATTATCAATTATGCAACACGATCTGTTACGTTTAATGCAACTCCGTCTGCAAAAGCAATTGTAAGTATCTTTACTATTGGTTTATCTGGGACTAACATTTTAGATATAGAATATTTTGTTGGTGATGGCACTACAACTGAATTTGTTACTAGAGCACCGTGGTTATCTGATGTTTATTCTTTGATATACGTTAACGGTTTACTAGCTGATTATGTGTTATTTAAAACTGATAGCACTTATGATCTAGCAAATGCTACTGGAATCAGATTTGCTGTTGCTCCAGCTACCGGTGCAACAATTAATTATATTATTGTTTCAGGTAATCAACAAACATTTTCTGTGACAACTACAGAAAGAATTGCAACTAATGGAAGTAACACATATACATTGAATACTATTATAGGAAATTCATTTCCAAATGAATCGAATGTTATTGTTCGCGTTGATCAAAATATTTTGAGAGCTCCTAATGTTAGTTATTTTACTATTAAATCTAATAAATTAACTTATTCTATTAATACTGATAAAATTCTTCCACAAAGTGTAAGTTTGCAAGACATAATTGTTTATGTTGATAATTTTACTTTGATATATGGTAAAGACTATACAGTTGATCTTACTGGTATATCAATTAAAATTACTAAAGAAACATATAAAGCATATACAGGAAAACAATTAGTTATCAGTATACAATATAATCAAGGATACATGTATAACCCTGCTACTAATCAAATAGTCTTTGCAAATTCTTATGATAGTTCACATGTAGTTGAAGTGATTTCATCATTCCGTCACGATAGTTTAGATATACAAAGAACTGAAATAACAGCAAGAACAATTGAAAATATTACACCTGAGTCTTTGGTATATTACGAATACTTGTCCACACTTGGCGGTACAATAATATTAGATAGACCAGTAATAAATGAAAATTATATCTGGGTAATTAAGTCTCGTGATGATACTAGAACCTTGTTAACACCAGGTGTTGACTACATTCTACACGATAATCTTACAGAAATTCAATTGACTTCACCATTTGGTGTAAATGATTCAGTCGAATTAATAACTTTTGGTAGTAACATACTTAAATCTGGTATTGCATATATGCAATTTAAAGATATGTTAAATCGAACAGTATATAAACGATTAAGTTTGAAGAAACAAACTACCTTGGCAAGTGACTTATTGTGGAATTCTACACAAATTGTATTAACTGATGCAAGCGAATTCCAATCACCTAACCAGTCAAGTAATGTACCAGGCGTTATTGAAATTCGAGGAGAGCGTATTGAGTATTTTAGTAAGGTTGGAAATATACTCAGTAACATACGTAGGGGAACATTGGGTACCGGAATTACTAGAATAAACAAAGCTGGTACATTTGTACAAGATATTGGCAACGCAGAAACTATTCCTTATAAAGATTCTGTAAGTACAACAACGTTTGCAGCTAACGGTACTAATATTGTACCGCTAGGGTTCACTCCAGCAAGTGTAAATGAAATTGAAGTATTTGTTGGCGGCACTCGATTGAAGAAAGCACCTTATGAATTGTTTAATGTAAATTTAGGACCATATAGTAACAAGGATACTATTGCAAAGTTTGATGCAGAATTTACAGTTGACGGTCAGAGCAATCAGGTAACAATAACAAACGGCACACCTGAAACTGGAACTAGGGTTACAGTCATTAAAACTACAGGAATTTCTTGGGACGGAAAAACTAGTGTAATGTCAGATACTAGCAAGATTGCTGAATTTATTAAATCAGAGCCAGGTATTTGGTATTCAGAATACAAATAAATTATAAAATACCTAGTTAATAATAGCAGATAAATACTAAACAAAGAGAGATCAACATGCAGACTAAAGACGCAACTGGAATTCATATAGAAGGGCATATTAAGATATTTGACCCCGTTTCGAAAGAAATTTATATTGATAAACGTAATGCCATTCATTATGAAAACATGAGTATTGCCTTGGCACAGTCGTTGTCTAACAGTAATACTGGCGGATTTATATATGAAATGAATTTTGGAAACGGCGGCACAGCGGTGGATCCTACAGGGATTATCACATATCTCACGCCAAATTCAAGCGGATCTAATGCTAGTTTGTATAATAAAACTTATAGTAAGATAGTAGATCCTAGTAGCAGCACTAATACCGACCCTACAAGGAATTTTACAGAAGTAAGACATGCAACAGGTACAAACTATACCGATATTTTTGTAACTTGTTTGCTAGACTACGGCGAGCCTAGCGGCCAAACAGCATTTGACACTACTTCAGATATTAATAGTACATTCACTTTTGATGAATTGGGATTAAGAAGTTATAGTACTGTGGGCGAAAGTTTATTATTAACTCATGTTGTATTTCATCCTGTATTAAAAAGTCTTAACAGACTAATACAGATTGATTATACTGTACGTATTCAAAGTTTAACTGGCCTTGTGTCAGTTTAAGGAGTTAGCAAATGACTTATCAAGTTCAATTTACTGATTCTACTAATCCTAATAAACCTCCAATTACAGTTGCTGACGGAACAATAAACACTGATTCTACTAGTATTGGATTCGTAGGCCAGTCATATCCAGGGTATGCTCCAATTGTTGCTGACAATTTATTGCACATGTTGGAAAATTTTGCAGCACCTTTTGCTCCCTCGAACCCTGTTCAAGGACAGCTTTGGTACGATACTAATTCAAGTACTTTGAAAATTTTTGATAGTACTAACTGGGTAACAGCAGGAAATCTAAAAAAAGGTACAGCAGCACCTGCTGTATCTAGTAGTTTACAAGGCGACTTGTGGTCCAATACTTCAACAAATCAGTTGTATTTGTTTACAGGAAGTAATTGGACACTAGTTGGCCCACAATTTAGTATAGGCACACAAACAGGTCCTAGCGTAGATGCCATTATTGATAGTAATAACGTTAGTCATTATGTTATTTCTATGTATGCAAATAACAATATTATTTCTATAATCAGTAAAGAAAAGTTTATTCCAAAAGCAGCCATTCCTGGATTTAGTATTATAAATGAAGGTATTAACCTTAGTTCAATAGACAGTACTAGTACTACTAATCCAACTAGATTTTGGGGAATTGCTCAGCAAGCAGATGCACTATATTACAATGGCATTACTGTTCCTGCTACAAATTTTTTAAGAAGTGATATAGTAAGTACTACAGCTAATCAGTTAAACATTCAGTCAGACTCTGGTTTAGGTGTTGGATCTAATTTAGGTTTTATTATAGACATTGAAAATGGTAGTCCTACATTAAAATCTACCCTAGCTGGTACAAATCTTAATATTAAATTAACAACTTCTGGCGGAGTAACTAATACTGTAATACATGCCGATTCTTCAGGAAAAGTAGGTATAAACACACTTGCACCATCTTCTGCACTAGATGTTTCAGGACTAATTACGGCCAGTACAGGATTAAAAATTACAGGAACTACTGACAGTAGTTACTCTCCGGGTACATTATTTACAACAGCAACAGGTAGTATAGTTACACAGGGCGGTTTGAGTGTTGCTAAAAAATCAAATTTTGGCGGAGATGTTACTAGCTTTGGACAATACATCCTAAATCGCCTAGATGCTAATGCAAGCCCAATTGCTGCATCAGTTATTGTGCCAGGATATTCAACTAATACAGCTGAAGCAACTCTTTTAAATATTCCTAATATTGTAAATCCACTATATGATATAGGAACAGAAACACGACGTTTTAGAAATATATTTGCTACTAACTTTTCTGGAAATTTTACGGGAACGTTTACTGGTACATTAGAAGGAAGTGCCAATGGAACAGCTGCTGCATTATCTAGTCCTACTGTTTTTAGTTTAATTGGAGACGTAACTAGTAATAGTGTTAGTTTTAACGGACAATCCGAGACAGGCACAGCAATATTCAGTACATCAATTAATCAGAATTTTATCTCAGGTAAAACTGCAGCAACTGATTCATTAATAAACGACGAATTTTTAGTATATCGATCTGGAACAGGTCTACTAAAAATGTCAAAAGCTGTGCTTACTAATCATATAGCAACTATTCCAGTTGGTACAATTTTGCCTTTTGCAGGAACATCTATACCTACAGGATATTTACTATGCGACGGCTCCGAAGTATTAATAGCAACATACTCGGATTTATATTCAGTTATTGGGTATGCCTATAAAGCACCGGGATTATTAGACGGTCTTGGCACGTTTGGACTTCCAGATCTACGTGGGCGTTTCCCGCTAGGAGCTGATAATATGAATAATAATATTACAGTTCCAAGTAAGGACGGTTCAGGAAATCAAGTAAGCACTTCTTTAGATCTAAACGGTAACCCTAGCTTGGTTGCGCATCGTGTTAACGAGATAACAGCTACAATAATCGGACAAGGTAATACTTACGCAACGGAATCAAAGACATTAGCAAATAGTAATTTACCAGATCATACACATAGTTTAAATGACGGTACTAGTCAATTCTATGCTGTTAATACTCCTACAGAAGCAAACGATAGAAATGCCATTCCAAACAAGGGTACATCTGGTGAAAGTGGAACAGGATCTGGTATTTTAAACACAGGTAGTGTGAATGGAACTACAGGACTACCTGTAAATATAATGAATCCTTATCAGACTATTAACTATATAATTTTTACTGGTATAATCTAATATGAGCTATAATATAACCCTTACCAACGGAACAAGTTTAACTGTTATTTCAGACGGCCAGATTGACCAAATCCATACCGATCTTACATTAATAGGAAAAAATACTACAAGTTACGGTGTGTTTTTTAATGATAATTTTGTAAGACTACTAGAAAATTTTGCAAACACCAATCAGCCAAATCATCCGTTAATAGGACAACTATGGTTTGACACTGCAGAAAGTAGACTTAAAGTCTATAACGGAACTTCATTTACTACTACTAATGGTACGATAGTTTCTCCTACTAGTCCAGTTAGTATCTCTAAAGGAGATATTTGGATTGATAGTACAAATGGACAATTATGGTTTAATGACGGCCTTTCTAATAAACTTGCTGGCCCGTCTTACTCAACCATGCAAGGTGAAAGCGGCTTGTTTACAAAAACAAGATTAGATGTTAATGGCGCAGAACATATTATTGTAGAATTAAAAGTCGGAAGTACAACTCTTGGTATTTTTAGCAAGGATACTTTTATTCCTGCTGATTCAATTCCGGGATTTAGTACAACAGCAAAATTTTTAGGATACCAAGTTGGCACAGTTTTAACAGTTACTTCAATAACTAGCGGACAATTAGGAGTAGGGCAAACTATATTTGGTAATATTATATTTGCTAATACACAAATAACAGAACAGTTAACAGGAGATACTGGCAATGTTGGTACATATGCTGTTAGTAATAGTAACATAGTAGGTAGTGTACAATCTCCAGTGGCATTAAGTTCAACAAATGATATAATTAAAGTTGGATTTAACACAAGCGCCTACCCTGGTATTGTTTTTAACACAGTTGTTAGTAAGGCACAACAATTATTAGCCGCTGATGGTAGTTTGAAGACAGCTGAAAGTTTTCTTTCTTCTCAAGAAAATTCTTCTACAACGGGTACATTAGTAATACAGAACGATAATCCGCTGGTATTAGGAGGTTATTCAGATTTTGAATTAGATATTAATAGATCGACAAACACTATTATAATGAAGTCGAATATTATAAATCAAAATTTTCAAATTAATCTTAAAAGCGGCGGAGCAACAGCAACTCCGATTTATGTAAACGCACAGAATAAAAAAGTAGGAATTTTCACCACAACGCCAAGTGCTATGTTGGATGTTGCCGGTAGTGTTAATATTCAAGGAGATCTTACTGTACAAGGTAATGTTACTACAGTGAGTAGTACTTCAGTAAGCGTAGCAGATAAAAATATTGTCTTAGGTAATACAGCTACACCAACGGATACTACAGCTAGTGGCGGTGGAATAACTCTAGCAGGATTGACATCAAAAATTATTGCATGGGATTCTGTAACTAACAACGGATCAACTAACACAGGATATTGGAATTTTACAGATAACATCAACGTTGGAAGTAGTTCGTTAGGATACTATATTAATGGCCAAAATGTATTGAGTTTAACAAGTTTAGGTAGCACTATAACTAGCGCACCAGGGCTTACTAGTGTAGGAATATTAACTAGTGTTCAAGCAGGAAATTTGTCCATTGTTGGTTCTACGATTTCTTATACTAGTATACAAACTTCAGGAGATGTTAAACTTCAACCAAAAGGTACAGGATCAGTAGATGTTAGTAGTACAAAAATTATTAATCTTGCAACTCCTACAAACGGAACAGATGCAACTAATAAATCATATGTAGATTCTTCTATAAAATTAGCACCTCTAGGTATAAGTTTGAATACTACCGGACAAACTGATACTACAATTGGTACATTACTATTAGCTACTATTTTCCCTGTAGCAGAGCACCCAAATGGTACAAAATGCAGAGTACAGTGCTCGGATTTAACAATAAAATTGTATGAAGTAGCGGGTGGTGTGTGGAGTTGGCAACAAAATATTCCTTTCTAAACCGACATAAATATACAAACAAGGAAAAGGCGCAATGTCATACACGATAAATCATTACAACGGTTCATTATTAACAGTAGTATCGGAAGGAACCGTAGATACTAGCACAGATCTTACATTAATTGGTAAGAATTATGCTGGATATGGCACTGCTCAAAACGATAATTTTGTATGGTTATTAGAAAATTTTGCAAATACTACTGAGCCTCCTTCCCCATTAACCGGTCAAATTTGGTTTGATAGTGCCAATCTTAAATTAAAATTTTATGACGGTAGCAAATTTAGAACAACTAGTAGTACCGAAGTCAGTGCCATACCTCCAACTGGACTAACTCTTGGAGATTTATGGTTTGATACTACAACGGATCAACTATATGCATACAATGGCAACCTATCAGATCCTTTTACATTGATTGGCCCGCAAGGAGTTACAGGACAAGGACTTACTGAGATGCAATCAATTTCAGTAAAAGACACTTCTAATGCTTCGCATCCAATTATACAAGCGGTTATTAACGGTACGGTAGTGTTTATAATTAATGCAGATAGTGCATTTACACTTAACTCTATTAATCCTATTAACGGATTTGATAGAATTGAACAAGGTCTTACTCTTGCATATACCCGACAAGCAGATAACGGCATAACAAATAGTAGTACAGCACATAGATGGTGGGGAACAGCAACTAATTCTGATAAGTTAAACGGCCTTCCTTCTTCTAGTTATGTACAAAGTGATAGTCCTATTTTTATGGGTACAGCACACTTTCCTGATACTGGATATACTGTTGGCGGATCAACTGGATTAGTTAATCCTAAACTAAAAATTAGTATTGGTAATTCTGGAATCACGCCAATCGTTGAAAACGTTGTTAATGATACAATAGCATTTCGAACTACATCGGGCGCAGGAAAACTATATCCTTTAACAATTAAAGGTAATGATTTATTACCAGGCGGCCCTTTAGCAATTACTAATTTTACTTCCGACAGCACAAATAACTTAGGTAGTTCCACAGCACGATGGTCTACTGTTTGGGCCGTAAATTTTAACGGAACTGCTACAAATTCAAATTATTTACTGGTCGGTGGAAGTCCGTCCGCTGCGTCTGTAGCAAGTGCTCCAAATACTATTGTTGCAAGAAATAGTAATAACGATATATTTGCTAATGTTATAAACGGTACATCTACAAGTGCAAACTATGCTGACTTGGCTGAAAAGTACCTTGCTGATAAAACATATGATATTGGTACAGTTGTATCAGTTGGTGGAACAGCTGAAATAACCGAATCTAAAAACGGAGATCTTCCTATAGGTGTAATTAGTGAAAATCCTGCATATAAAATGAATGCAACGTTAGTAAACGGTGTTTATGTTGCATTAAAAGGCCGTGTTCCTGTAAAAGTTGAAGGTCCAGTTGTCAAAGGTCAGAGATTAGTTGCAAGTAATAATGGTTGCGCACAAGTTGCAACAAATACGGTAGATACTTTTGCTATAGCATTAGAAACTAACGACACAACTTCAATTAAATTAGTAGAATGTGTTATACTTTAAAAATGACTAATTTAAAAACAAAAGGTAAAAAATGACTGTTTCTATTGTTTCATTTACAGGATATATTAATAACGGCACAAACGGAGTTGCAGGAACTACATTAACAGTTTCAGTAATATCTTCGGGAAGAATTGAGTTAGGCATGGCTATTTCAGATGATGCTAATACAATTAGTGCCAATACACGTATTATATCTCAACTAACTGGAAGCACTGGAAGTACAGGAACTTATCAAGTAACTGTTAGTCAGTCATCAGGAACAAGTTCTGCCAAATTAAATATTACTGGAACGTCTGCTGGAAAGATACTTGCAAGTGACTATAACGTATTACAATCAAAATTAGCACTAGTAATGTCTACAGGATTTGGAAGATACGGTTACGGACAAGTATCTCCGAGATATACTAGTTCTCAAATATCAGGCAATCCTATTATTACCGCTGATCAATGGTCAAAACTAAGAGATGATACTATCAAGGCATATTATCATCAAGGTTCAATTGGTAATTTAACAATACCAATTGTTCCGGTAAAAACCAATACTATTACTGGAACAGATTATGCACTTTATGCAAATTTAATACAGTCAGTTTATAATAATTTAAATACTACACCACCTGCTGGCCAAGCTAGTCTTGTGACATTCCCGCAAGCGGTTCGAACTAGTTCTTGGAATGGTACAGTATATCATACAGTAACACTAACATTTCCTACTAGAAATGACGCCAGGTACTACTTTAACTCTGGTAGTAATTTACAATTTAGTGCTAGTTTGATTAATTATCCTGGGTACCCAGGATATACACAAGGACCAGATGCTTCTTTTGCAAAAGATAGTGATTGGAATATGTTGTTATCTAATATGAAAAAAATTACATTTGATATCAACGGTACAACTTCAACAGGATCTTATACAACCATTGGTTCTAATATTGGTTTTTATAATCTTACTACTACCCCGCAGAATATTTTCCAAAAGAAAACAGCTAGCCCGTCTTATACTAATAATCAGTATGATATATTGGCTAGTATAGATGCTACTGGAAGAATTTTAACTTTTAGCATACAATTTGCAGACCTTTCTGGAGGTAATCCTGATGAAAGTGTTGAAGGCACATTAACCAGCACAGTTCAAGCATATTATTCTACTGGTAGTAATGTTCAAGTTAGCTTGCCTAGTTATAGCTCTACAATTACAGGCGGAGTAATAGTAGCTCCTTAGTCAACATACTTTATTACACCCGTTACAAATTCTAAAAGTTATAAAATAATCATCAGCATCTGTTGACAGGATAATTAAAGTAGTGTATTATAAACATTACGGAGTTATCTGCCCATGGATGAAAGAATTGAAAAAGCGTTTGAAGTTGCCAATTATATGGCAACACTTAGTAATCAACGCCGAATTATATTAGAAGAATACAATCACTCGTTAATATACTATATCAATGGTGCTACATTTAAACTTACACCATCTCTTATTAGTTTTGTAAAAACATTAATTGATCTCGGAAATAAAGAAAATGTTGTTTTAATTGATGACAATAATTTTCCAGCACTAGTAGAAGATTTAGATATTTTTCTAACTAACATAACTTCTAAATATTTAGAATCTGTAAAAACGTATGCAGATGCGTTTAACGACTTACGAGCTAAACGTAAAATTGCAGGTATTGTTGAGTTATGAGCCAAGGCATTGTAATTTTTGCTCAAAATAATGCAGATGTTGATTATATAAAATTAGCTACATTTTCAGCTAATCAGGCAAAACAATATCTTGATTTGCCCGTGAGTTTAATTACAGATAGCAGAGGTTGGTTAGAAAAAAGCCAGCCAAATCATCCATTTGATCAAATTATTGATGTTGAATATACATCAGCATCTCAGCGCAAATCGTTTTTTGACGGCTCACTAACATCCAAAAATCTTGAGTGGAGAAACTTTGCACGTAATCTTGCATATGATTTAACACCCTATGACACTACACTAGTCATTGATAGTGATTATATTATCAACAGCGATAATTTAAAACTAGCATTTGCACGGGATATAGATTTTCAGATATATTCAAAAAGTATGGATTTAGCATCTTGGAGAAATACAGAAGAATTTGATCGTGTTAATATGTACAGTATTCCATTTTACTGGGCTACGGCATTTATATTTCAAAAAAATAAAATTACTAAATCATTTTTTAATTTAATTGCTTATATTAAATCTAATTGGAATTATTATCGTATACTTTATAATATAGATTCTACGTTATTTCGAAATGATTATGCTTTTAGTATTGCTATACATATTATGAACGAAAAAGGATTGAATTCTTTTGCTATGGAGTTACCAGGAAGTATGGTATATACTAAAGATAAAGATCTATTAGTTTCTTCAGTAGATAATAAAATGAAATTTCTATTAGAAAAGAAAGACTATCCAGGCGAATATATTTTAGCTAAGACACAAGGTTTAGATATTCATGTAATGAATAAATTTAGTCTAAGCAGATTTATCGACGGAGGTTCAGGTGTCTAAAGGATTTTTAGTACTAGCTCAAAATACAGATTCTGTCGATTATATTCAGCAAGCCTATGCTTTAGCGTTGAGTATTCGTTGGAGTCAAAAAACTATTACTAATATTTCATTAGTAACTGATGATATTGTCCCAAAAGAATACCAGTCTGCATTTGATAAAATTATTCCGATACCGTTTGGTAGTCCAGAAAGTGCTAGCCTTTATAGAGCAGAGAATCGTTGGAAACTCTACTATGCCAGTCCCTATGACGAAACTATTGTACTAGATACAGACATGTTAGTATTGGAAGATTTAAGTTCTTGGTGGAAATATTGTGAAAATTACGATATAAGATATTGCAATAGAATACAAAATTACAAATTAGAAACAGTACAAGATAAGTTACATAGAAAAACATTTCTTGCTAACAAGTTATCATGCCCATATGCAGCATTGCATTACTTTAAAAAATCAAACTCTGCTTACGAATTTTATAAAGTTTTAGAATTTGTTTGCAATAACTGGGAATGGTGTTGGGATAAATTTGCCCCTGAAGAATATCAAAAATGGTTAAGTATGGATTTAGCTGTTGCAGTAGCAATTGAAATAACTGGTGCTTACGATGTTTTGGATGCAAACAATCCAATGGAATTTGTACATATGAAAACACATCTACAAGGATGGAAAACTTCATCAAATTTGTGGCAAGATTTTGTACTTACAAACTTTACCAATGAGCTAACCGTAGCTAATATAAAACAACAAAAACTGTTTCATTACATAGAAAAAGATTTTTTATCTGAACATATTTTATCAAGACTACAGGAGTTAGCACATGGCTAAACGCTCTCAAAAACAAAAAATCGTAGAGGTAGTTGAGCCTAAATTCTATGCTCATTATGACGGAATGACTAGGAATATCTTCAGCGTAAACAATCATAAAATTGAAGGGTGGCCGCATTTTGTGGAAATTTCGTTTCCCGAGTATGAAAGATTAGTTACTGGAAAAGATGAGTTTACTGATTTTCACATAGGAACTGTTATAGCTGTTGACGGAACCGCTTCTTTAGGACTAGTTTCTAAAAAAGTTATACAAGAACATAATTTTAAAAATAGATTACTATATTGGATTGAGCGTGAAACAGAAAATGCCGACATGGAAATTCATTATGATGCATACAATTCCCAGTGGGTATTTTTAGTCTCAGACGAATTTAGACAACGATACTATTCTAATCAACTACCAATAAGTTCAATTTCTTTTTTTATCACGCTAGGAAAAGATCCTAACTTTTTACTACGTGTAATTGATATAGATTTAAAATCAATAGTCTCAGATAAAATTTTAATAAATTTTGATAGTAAGTGGGAATCAAATATTGATTTAATTGCAATTACTTCCAGTCTATCAACTATTACATACTCTCTTAAAATTTGGAAAATATATGAGCAAGATCAAAGTAATTGAACAAGACATAATATTTCTCAGCTATGATGAACCTAATGCTGAAAAGAACTATGCCGATTTACTAGCAAAAGTGCCATGGGCTAAACGTGTGCATGGAGTCAAGGGTAGTGATGCAGCACACAAGGCCTGTGCAGCGCAATGCGAAACAGAATACTTTGTTACAGTCGATGGTGATAATATCATTGATCCTAGTTTTTTAGAAGTTGAAATTGATTTGGATACACTGGGTCTTACTAAGGATCATGTGTTTAGTTGGTGCGGCAAGGTACATGTTAACAACCTCATGTATGGCAACGGCGGCTTAAAAATGTGGACACCGGCATTTGTAAACAACATGCGTACACATGAAAACAGTGTTGCAACTGACACTAAGGGCCTAGTGGAATTTTGTTTTGATGACAAATATTATCAGTTTGATGAAAACTATAGTGAAAGTTTTACCAATGCAAGTGCTTTCCAAGCATGGAGAGCTGGGTTTAGAGAAGGTGTAAAAATGTCATTGGATCAAGGCGAAAAAGTCAGCGATATTAATAAAATATTTTGGAAAAATTATCATAGGTTATTAATTTGGTGTAATATTGGTGCTGATGTTCCTAACGGATCGTGGAGCATGTACGGTGCTAGAGAAGGTGCGTACCTTACTAACTGCACTGACTGGGATTATACTAATGTACGCGATTTTGATTGGTTAACTAATCAGTGGGAAACACAATATAGTAAAGTAACTGAAAAAATGTTACCTTACGAAATTATGGGTTTAGGTGAAACACTTAAACACGAATGCGGTTTGGAAATCACAGACGTTGATTCAACAGGAAGTAAATTTTTTAAAACAGTTTTTAACAACTCGCCCCGAACTCTTAGGAAACGATAATGTACGATATTGCCTTTATTAGTTACAACGAACCATTAGCCACCAGCAAATATATTGATTTGTTAACACAATTCCCTTATCGTAAAGTTATACGAATAAATGATGTAAAAGGTATACGAGAAGCTCATATTGAGGCAGCAAAACAAGTTACAACTGCTATGTTTTACGTTGTAGATGCTGATGCAAAAATACTTCCTAGTTTTAAATTTGATTTAAAACTACTTCCCCAGGAAGAAGACATTGTGCATGTTTGGCGAAGCGTCAATCCGGTAAATGGATTAGAGTACGGTTACGGAGCGGTAAAATTATTACCTACTCAATTGACACTTACTATGGATTTTTCTAATCCAGATATGACTACTAGCATTAGTAAGAGATTTAAAATTATGCCTGAAGTAAGTAACATTACTCAATTTAATACAGATCCGTTGAGCACATGGCGAAGTGCTTTTAGAGAATGTGTTAAATTATCTAGCAAATTAATTGAAGGACAAGTTAATAGTGAAACAGAAAAAAGATTAGATGCATGGTTGTATGCAGGCGGAGACGAACCATTTGGAGAATATTCAAAGGGCGGCGCGAGTGCGGGAAAATGGTACGGAACCACTCATAAAGATGACCCTGAAGCATTGGCTAAGATAAATGACTACAGCTGGTTAGAACAAGAATTTGAACAACATATTAAATTATTTGATCCGTTATTTTTTAAAACCTGGACAAAAGAAAAAGAAAAAGAAGCACAACTGTTAGTTACCGAAGAAGATCGAATTAACTGGTGGAGAAATGCATTTAGAGAAGCTGCCAATACTACAGATGCACTGCAATTAGAAACTTTATTATATCAAGGAATTAATGAGTATTCTCGAAGCGGAGCAAGTGCAGGAAAGTGGTGGGGAGAAACTTATCAAAATGATGCAGAAAAAATGCAACAAATTACTGACGATAAGTTTCTAGAGGGTGAGTTTTATTGGCACACTGAAAATAATCCAGTAGAACAGTTTAAATAAGATCTTTAGCTAAGGGAAAGATTTCTGCAATGACTTGGGCACAGGCAACGGCTACTTCTTGATGTTCTTTTTGTGTGCCGTTAGCACTGCGCAATTCGATAAAATGAATCCAACTACGTAGTGTGCCGTTCATGTAAATTCTACTTTCAATCAGGCCTTCTGGTAGCACAGCACGAGCCTGTTCTTTTGCTATGCCATTAGCGATAGCCCATTCGTATTCACGTTTGGCTGCATAGATGACTCGTTGTTGAGCTCTGTACCATTCGTTTTGTAACATTGTATCATCCACTTCAACGCTGTTCTGTCTGTTTTTTGGATCTTGAAGTCTAGCTTCTCTTGTAACAAACGACAAGTCTCGAGTAGGATCAGCATATCGCTGACTGAACTCTTGGAAACTAAAACTTCTGTGTCGCAAGATTTGTCGGGCAATGTCTCTGGTGGTTGTGATTTCGATACAGGCGGAGACCATTTCAAGTGGGCTCCAGTGCTGGTGTTTGACCAAGTACTTGATGAGTTTGTCTGATGTCTCTGTGTTAAGTTGGTTGCTGGGATTGGACACACGGGCGCAATACGCAATGAGTTCCTGCGCATCCGTGATTCCAAGATTTGCAAATTCTGCTGTTGGTTGTGAGTAACTGAGTAGCTGAACATTCATTATTTATAACTTCTTTTTCTTAAGGAATTTTTGGGTACTACGCTCGATGTCAGTACGAACTCGTTCTGTGTCTAATTTAAAATCAATGTTGTCTATAGACTCTTCGTAAGTCTTACATAACTCGTTGAAATTAGTTTCGAACACAGACCAACCATCTCGCTTGGCTTTAGCTGTTATTTTAATTTCCCAGGTTTTGCCGTCTTTAAAAGTGATCAGCACTGTATGCAAATACTTTATAGGTAATACATTCAATTGGACATCAGCAAATACTTCTGGCCACCGATCAATGACGTCTCTGGGAAGAACCTTCCCAGAATTCGTCACTTTTCTTTCTTTTTAGTTGGAACTAGTTCTTCTGCAAGACGTCTGTATTGTGCTGCTTCTTTTGCAAGTTTATCAGCTAGGCTTCTGTATTCTTTAGCCTGTTGATCAGGTGTAAGAGAAGCATCAGGAGCAACTGTTTTTTCTACAACTTTGGCAGTTGGTGCAAGCTCGCTAACTGGAGCAACTGTGGGTTTCTTAGCATCATTGATACCTTCGCTGATAGCTAAATCGTCAACAGCAACTCCCATTTGTTCTGCAATAATTTGATTAAGTTCGCTTAGTAGAATTCCTACGCCAGGAGTAGGTGTCATTTCAATTGCATCTGTTGGAGCCTTGATCAGTCGATTGTTTGCGTGTAGCCAAGGCAACATGCGAGAACCATCTGGAAATTGTGTACGATCCAATGCATCAGCAAGTTCGTGTGATTCTTGTCCAGTGTTACTTTCAACTAGATTAATGATAGCATCGTGATAGATGTCTGGCATATTCTCTGTTGGTACAATTAAACAACTATATGCATCGCCTGGCAATGTACGATAAGCCACTAAGCATTTTTTCTTAGTGGACGTAACACGGCCCACGTGTTTGAGTTCTTGGGCCATATTAAGCTCCTGCTACAGCATTAGCTACAGCTTGTGCATTATTTTGACCTGCTGGTGCTGCTGTTTGTTGTGCAGCTTGCTGTGCAGTAACAGAGTCGAGGAATGTGGTAAGTTTAGTATATGTTTGTCCAACCGCTACCATTTCATTTGGTTTAAATGCACCGCGTGAGCTGGCAATATCAATAATTACTTTCATGGCATTTAAGTCGTTGATAGTAAGATCGTTGCTTTGAGCAGCATCTGCTGCAGGTTGTTGATTTTGTGCGTCAGTCATTGTAATCTCCTTAAGGGTAATGGCTATAAATTTAATTATCTCGTTTGTAATAGTGGACAGGCAATTGTGAAAAAACTTAGTTCTTTCTCACTTTCAAAACCAATGCGTGTTACATATACAATTGTATTGGTATTATCTAAACTAACATCCTGTCCTATATAATATCTATTATTTAAATTCTTACGTATCCAAGAATCTAAAGATTTGACTAGCGTTGGGGTGTACTTGTCAATAGTTGAATATTTAAAATGAGGACAAGCAAAATCAACCCTACGTAAATTAAAGTAATTTAAAGGGTTGGGTTTGCCATTTTTAATTGCCATTAAGCGTGTTCCCTAACTTCTTCGTAATACGCATATTCCCCAAACGGAGGAACAATAGAATTGTTGCCGTGAATGATGAATATTGTATCACAGTAGTTTTCGTCACCCCAGCTACCCCAAGGATAACCGTCTGTGAACATGATAAACTTCTTAGGCTGGATATCATTTTCTTTCATGTATTCCCAGTTGGCATCGAACTCGGTGCCACCACCGCCCATTGGCTCGTAGTAATCAAACTCGTCAATTGTGTAGCCGTCGTAACTTGCTTCGTTATAAACTTTAGTGTCAAAACACCACAATTTAATTTTAAAGTCTTTGTACTCTTGCATAATACCTTTGATCTCTGCCAAAAAGTCTTTTGCTTGTTCGTCACCAATTGAACCTGACATATCTATTGCAATGCAAATGTCAATGGTATCTTCAAATTGTGTACCTGGCAAAATAGCACTCATGTGCCAGCCCTTACGATTAGGACGCATAAACGAGTAATCGTTCTTAATAGTGCTTTGGATTTGTTGACGCAAAATTTCACGCCAGTTCATCTTAGGCTCTGTGAGCTCTTTGATCATGCGTTGTACGCTTGCGGGAGTATTTCCCGCACCCGCGGCTTGTGCCGCTTGCATTGTTGCTTCACGAATCTCGTCACGAATTTGTTTTAGTTCTTCTTTTGAATAACTAGGCTTGTTACCATTGGCATCCTTATCGCCCCAATCAATGTGATCATCGAGCAATTGACCAAGCGCATCTAATTCTTGCTCATCCATCTCGTCAAAGATTTTATCGTAAACTTCTTCTGCACCCATACCATAGTACTTAGGATCGTGGAAGATTTTAATACCTTCAATATTGTGTTCGCCGATGCGGTCACGAACCAATTGTCCGTTTACACAATAGTCAGCGGCAATATTAAAAATACGTGCATTGCGTCCTTCACGTCGAGCCATATGGTCAAAAACATTGTGAAGAATTTCGTGTGCAATAACAAACTCAACTTGTTTAACACTAAGTGGTTCAAAAAACTTACGATTAAAATAGATAGTGCGACCGTCTGTTGCAGCGGTACCCATCCATTCAGAACCTTCTTCGATCTTCAACCGAGTTGCCATATTGCCAAAGAAAGGATGGCGAAGTAGTAGACCCACACGGGCTACGATAATTTTGTCAATAATTGGATCTGCGTGTGACATATATGCTCCTGAATATTTACTATGTATATAGTATAACACCTCCCGGAGGAGGTGTCAAATAGTGCTAAACCAAATTAGTTTTTGTCAGTTGCTGCTGCAATGTACTTGCCAAACTTAGCATGGAACTTGTCAAAACACTCGATCTCATCTGGATCCAATGGCAATTTGTAAGTAGACAATGCCAACTTAGTACCCATGATAACCAATTCTGTTTCAAAATTATCCATAATAAATTGGAAGAAGTTGTTAACTTGTTCATTCCAATTTTTAGCCTTCTTATCGCAAGAATCTTTCAATTCGTAGCACAAGGACACAGTCAAGGAATACATAGCTGAAATTTCTTTACTATCCATTTTCTTAACTTTGCCGTTCAAGATATCTGTAGGATTAGGCATCTTGCTGGCGTGTTTACGATGTGCCATAAATTTAATAGCAAGACCTTCACCAACAGAACCTGATACCAAATCAGTCAATGTTTCGTTATCGCAATCGTCGTCATGCAACAACTCAGAAACGAAAGACCAGCTACGTGGAGTAGCAAACGAGCGTGAACTAGACTTTGGATCAAAGTCGTACAAGTCCTTTTTAGAGAAGCTCAAGAAACCAACCACGTCCTTGTGGATTTTGTTCTCTGCAGCCCAGTCAAAGTAGTCGTCCCAATTAACTTGCATTTCCAAGTGAACAAAACGATTAGCCAACGGAGCAGGCATACGGAATGTAACACCTTTATCAGTTTCACGGTTACCTGCAGCAACAATTGACACGTTATCTGGCAAACTATAAGTACCGACCTTACGATTCAAAACCAATTGATAAGCAGCAGCTTGTACACTAGGAGCCGCACTATTCATTTCGTCCAAGAACAAAATAATGTTTTTATGTTTAGCCGCAAACTCTTTGCTAGGCAATTCACTAGGCGGTGCCCAAACCATAGTGCCTGTATTGCTATCAAAATAAGGAATACCTTTAATGTCAGTAGGTTCCCACAGGCTCAAACGCACATCAATAACATGAGCATCAAGCTCAGTACCAAGTTGTTTAATAATGTCGGACTTGCCAATTCCTGGAGGACCCCACAGGAAAATTGGACGCTTGTTATTAAAGGCCTTGCGCAAGGACTTTTTAGCACCGTTTGGACCAACTGTGCGGCTGGAAATTTCTGCCATTTTGTTTCCTATCTTAGTTAAAAATTGTTGTTACGAATAACGTTGTCTATGTATGTATTATAACGCCTATCTGTATTTGCGTCAACAATTTTTTTATCTAATTAGTCTGTTTTGGCTAATTCTTTTTCCCGCTCATTCATAGCTTTGATAAGTCCAAACTTTCTAATGTCGTCACTAAACAACATTAGCTCAAAATTCTTGCGCTCTGTGAACACGGTAATGGATAATGCAGTCAAGTAGTAGGGGCAGTCCAAATATCTTTCCAAAAAAATAATAGTTTGGGGACTCAGCTCGATTGGTTCGGTAAATGGAACTTCGTACGCTCTAAGTTCCAAATCGTTAACCAAAAAGGCATATCCGTCGTCACTTAATCTAAATGCGGTTTGTTTGCCTGCACGATTACTTTGCCACCAGTTGCGTGAGTACAACTTTACATTCACATCGTCTGTTGTTTTGCCCCACTGCTGTAAAAATATCTTAGTGTAGGCATCCTGTGTCATCATTTTAGTATAGTGCCCTGAGTAAGGGTAACCACTTGAAAATCTTCACAGCCAAACATGAGATTTAATTTTTTGGCTAGATTAAGCGCATGTCCTGGATTAGAGAATGAAACTTTTTTGTATTTTGGTCCAGGATAGGAGGTAAGACTATTGAAACTTTTCAAATTGAATGGCTCGTTCTTGTAGAATACAGCCCAGATGGCTTCAGCTTCTAAAATCTGTTCAGATTTATAAGTTTTCTTATTTGTGTACTCTAATAGTACTTTTGGCTTAGGTCTAGACATAGTGCGTATCCTAGTAATATACGCATATATTTATCTTCTATTCAGTGTATAAACCAGGCTTTAATTCAGTATCCATGTTCCATGAAATAATGGTTTTACGCTTTGTACTGCTGTTAATAGGTGCTCTATGTATAACATAACTTGGGAATGTTAAAATGTCGCCTTCTTTAACATCAAACTCTCCGATAGTAGTTTGATTGTATGGATCTATGAATTGTGTTTTAGGACAATCATACGGAAGTTCTAAGAAGTATACATTAGTCCAGTTGCTTCCGTGTACATGCCAACCGTGTAATGAAT